CGGTCGCCGTCGCGCGAACGGTCAAGGCCGACGCGCTGGTGGCCGAGGCCAACCAGGGCGGCGACATGGTGCGCGCCGTGCTGGCCCAGGCCGACCCGCCGTGCCGGATCACGCTGGTCCGCGCCTCGGTCGGTAAACGCGCCCGCGCCGAGCCGGTGGCGGCGCTCTACGAGCAAGGCCGCGTCTCCCACTGCGGCGCCTTTCCGGCGCTGGAAGAGGAGCTGATGGCCCTGGGCTCCGGCGACCTCGACCACAGCCCCGACCGCGCCGACGCCCTGGTCTGGGCGGTAAGCGACCTGATGCTGGGCGCCGAGCGACAGCCACGGCTGCGGACGTTGTGAGGCTCTCGCCAGCTCAGGTCACTATCCTCCCCCTCTTGGGGGAGGGGGACCGCCGAACGGCGGTGGAGGGGGCCCGCGCCGCCCTTCCGCGATGAACGCCCGGATGGCGCTCAGCGCGCCGTCAAGGGAGTCCATCACCTCATGCGCCGGGAGGCGCAGGGTCCTTACGCCCTGAATCCGCAGCCACCGATCCCGCGCGGCGTCGCGCTCGACCTCGCCATCGAGCGTGTGGTGAGCGCCGTCGACCTCGACCGCCAGACGTAGCGCCGCGCAGTAGAAATCCAGCAAGCAGCGTCCGAACGGATGCTGTCGGCGGAACTTCAGCCCATCCAGACCGCCGCGTCTGAGGGCGGTCCAAAGCCTGGCCTCCGGCGGCGACATGCATCGCCGGAGGCTCCGGGCGCGGTGACGGTTTCGGCCCTTGTTTGCTCCATGCCTTGGGTCTCCGGCGCGGTCCCCCTCCACCGGCGTTCGCCGGTCCCCCTCCCCCAAAGGGGGAGGAGATCGTTGAGCGTCACCCTACAATGTTCTTTATTTGTTCTCAAGCCATCCGGGAGCGCCCATGTCCTTCTTCAAACCCCGTCCGGCGCGCGAGACCAAGGACTCCCGCGCCGCGCGCCTGATCGCGCTGACTGCCGCGGGTCGCCCGCAGTGGACGCCGCGCGACTATGGCGCGCTGGCCGTCGAGGGGTTCGGCAAGAACCCCGTCGCCTATCGCTGCGTGCGGATGATCGCCGAGGCCGCCGCCGCGACGCCGCTGGCCGTGTTCGCGGGCGGCCGCCGCGTCGACGATCATCCGCTGAGGCGCCTGCTGGACCATCCCAACCGCGAGCAGGGCGGGCCGGACCTGATGGAGGCGTTCTTCGGGAGCCTGCAGGTGGCCGGCAACGCCTATCTGGAGGCGGCCGGCGACGGCGAACCCTCGGAGCTCTACGCCCTGCGGCCCGACCGGATGACCGTGGTTCCGGGACCGCGCGGCTGGCCGCTGGCCTATGACTACCAGGCCGCCGGGCGCACCGTCCGGATCGGCCGCGACGCCGACGGCTGGCTGCCGGTGCTGCACCTGAAGCTGTTCAACCCGACCCACGACCACTACGGCTTCTCGCCTCTGGAGGCGGCCGCCTTCGCGATCGACGTGCACAACGCCTCCAGCGCCTGGAACAAGGCGCTGCTGGACAATTCGGCGAGGCCGTCGGGCGCGCTGGTCTATTCGTCCAGGGACGCCGGCGACCGCCTGACCGACGAGCAGTTCGACCGGCTGAAGACCGAGCTGGCCAACGCCCAGTCCGGGACCGCCAACGCCGGGCGGCCGCTGTTGCTGGAGGGCGGCCTCGACTGGCGGGCCATGTCGCTGTCGCCCGCCGAGATGGACTTCACGGACGGCAAGCACGCCGCCGCCCGCGAGATCGCCCTGGCGTTCGGGGTCCCGCCGCAGCTGCTGGGCATTCCGGGCGACAACACCTACGCCAACTATCGCGAGGCCAACGCCGCCTTCTGGCGCGGGACCGTGGTTCCGCTGGCCCAGCGGGCGGCGCGGGCCCTGACCGGCTGGCTGTCGGTCAAGTTCCCCGGCGCCAGCATCGTCCCCGACCTCGACGCCGTCCCGGCCCTGTCGGCCGAGCGCGACGCCCTGTGGAGCCGGCTGGAGGCGGCGTCCTTCCTGACCGACGCCGAGCGCCGGCGCCTGGCGGGACTGGAGCAGGGTTAGAGCCCTTCCCCCTGGATGGGGGAAGGGTTGGGATGGGGGTGGCTTGGGCGGCTGCCACGCCGCCTCCCGTTTCAAGCCTAGCCCGTCATCCCCCGCCGCGATCACCCCCATCCCCGACCCTTCCCCCATCCAGGGGGAAGGGAGGAGTTTGCTCATGCCTAATTCTCCACCCAACCGCTGGCGGCTGGACCGTCAGGTGTCGGCCGCCGTGCTGGTGGCCGTGGCGCTGCAGGCCGCCGCCGCCCTGCTGTGGGCCGGCAAGGCCTCGGCGCGGATCGACGAGATGCAGCGCCGCCTCGAGGCCCAGGCCCCGGTCGCCGAGCGCCTCGCCCGGCTGGAGACCCAGGCCGAGGCCAGCCGCCAATCGCTGGAGCGCATCGAGGCCAAGCTGGAGCGCGCGCGATGACGGAATTGAAGATCGAGGGCTACGCCTCGCTGTTCTGGACGCGGGATCTCAATGACGACGTCACCGCCGCCGGGGCCTTCGCCTCCAGCTTGGCGCGGACAGGCTCCGTCGGAGTCAAAATGCTGCATCAGCACGACGAGGCCGAGCCGATCGGCGTCTGGGACGCGGTGGTCGAGGACGCCAAGGGGCTCTTTGTCCAGGGCCGCATCCTGCGCGCGACCCCGAGAGGAAGACTCGTCGCCGCCCTGGTCGAGGCCGGCGCGCTGGACGGCCTTTCCATCGGCTTTCGCCAGGTCAAGGCCCGGACGCAGGGACGCCTGCGCGTGCTGACGCGCGTCGAGCTCTGGGAGGTGTCGATCGTGACCTTCCCGATGCTGCCGGGCGCGCGGCTGATGGTCCGCTGAAACTCCCTTCCCCCTTGATGGGGGAAGGGCGGGGATGGGGGTGACGCGGCCGGTCCGCAGCTCCTGTCCCGCCATTCGGGGCGCGGTCAACGCCGCGTCACCCCACCCCTACCCCTCCCCATCGAGGGGAGGGGGCTTTTCGGAGACCCCCATGAAGGAAACCAAACACGCGGCCTCGCCCGAGGCCCGCGCGGCGCTGGCCGACGTCCTGACGGCGTTCGAGAGCTTCAAGGCCGCCAATGACGCGCGCCTCTCGGCCATCGAGACCAAGCGGGCCGACGTCCTCTTGGAAGAGAAGGTCGGCCGCATCGACGAGGCCGTCTCCCGCGCCCAGGACCGCCTGGACCGGATCATGGCCGACCTGCGCCGCCCGGCGCTGGGCGGCGAGACCCCGGTCGCCAAGGTCGACGAGCGCAAGGCCGCCTTCGACCGCTATGTGAAGACCGGCGAGACGCAGCCGGCTCTGCTTGAGCTGAAGGGCCTGTCGGAAGGGACCGCCACGGCCGGCGGCTATGTGGCGCCGCCGGAGCTGGAGCGGCTGATCCTGCGCCGCCTGGCCGCCACCAGCCCGATGCGCGAGATCTGCCAGGTCCGCACCATCGGCGCGGGGACCTTCCGCAAGCCGGTCTCGCCCACGGGCCTGGCCGCCGCCTGGGTGGCCGAGACCGCCGCGCGGCCGGAGACCACGGCCCCGACCCTGGACGTGATCGACTTCCCGGCGGGCGAGCTCTACGCCAGCCCGGCCGCGACCCAGGCCCTGCTGGACGACGCCTATGTCAGCATCGACGAGTGGCTGGCCGAGGAGGTGCAGGACGCCTTCGCCGCCCAGGAGACCTCGGCCTTCGTAACCGGCGACGGGGTCAACAAGCCCAAGGGCCTCTTGGCCTACACGGCCGCGCCGGACGCCTCGTACAGCTGGGGCCAGGTCGGCTATCTGGCCACCGGGGCGGCGGGCGCCTGGCCGGGCAGCAACCCGACCGACAAGCTGATCGACCTGATCTACGCGGCCAAGACCCAGTACCGCCAGAACGGCCGCTTCGTGATGAACCGCCGCACGGTCAGCGCCGTGCGCAAGTTCAAGGACGCGCAGGGCAACTACATCTGGAACGCGGCGCTGCAGCCGGGCCAGTCGGCGTCCTTGCTCGGCTTCCCGGTCACCGAGATCGAGGCCATGCCCGACGTGGCCGCCAACGCCTGCGCGGTGGCGTTCGGCGACTTCGAGAAAGGCTATCTGATCGTCGACCGCGCCGGGGTGCGGGTCCTGCGCGACCCCTATTCGGCCAAGCCGCACGTGCTGTTCTACACCACCAAGCGCGTCGGCGGCGGCGTGCAGAACTTCGACGCGATCAAGCTGCTGAAGTTCGCGGCGTCGTAGACCTGAACCGAGGTTCCCCTCCCCCTCGCGGGGAGGGGGCAGGGGGTGGGGGTGTCATCGCCTTCGTTTCCCCTCTTGGCGTCGGAGCCGCGCCCCCACCCCAACCCCTCCCCGCGAGGGGGAGGGGCTTTCTTCGAGAACATCATGCCCCAATCCCTGACCCTGGCCGACGCCAGGGCGTTCCTGCGCGTCCCCGACGCGGCGGAGGACGCCGTCCTGACCCTGCTGATCGACGCCGCCGAGGCCCGTGTCGCGATCGCGGCCGGCGTCGCGCTCGGCGCCGCCAGTCCCGCGCCCCTGCGCCTGGCGGTGCTGATCCTGGTCGCCCACGCCTACGAGCATCGCGACGCGGGCGAACCGTCGTTGGCCCTGGTCGAGCCGTGGCTGGCCGCCTACCGAAAGGCCCGGCTATGAGCGACAAGGCCCTGATCGACGCCGTCGTCGTGATGCTGAAGGCCGCGCCCGCCGTCACCGCCGTGGCCGGCCAGCGCGTCTACGCCACGCGTCCGCGCCTGCCGACCTATCCCTGCGTCGTCGTCACCCGGTCGGAAGCCAGGTCCGCCGGCGAGAACGACGCGGTCGAGCACCTGCTGACCCTGACCTGCGCCAGCCGCTTCGGCGGTCCGGAGGAGGCGCGGGCCCTGGTCGCCGCCGTCCGCGCGGCCTTGCACGACGCCCGGCCGACGCTGGTCGCGCGGCGTCTGGTGAACCTGCGCGTGCCCTATGCCGACGTCTTCGCCGGCGCCGACCGCGAGACCACCCTGGGCATCGTCCGCGCGCGGGCGGTGACCGAAGCGGCCTGACCCTCGCGCGCCACCCCCACCCCCTGCCCCCTCCCCGCAAGGGGGAGGGGAACGAGAAATCGAGGAGATCCAGACATGGCCGCCCAAGCCGGCAAGGACATCCTGCTGAAGATCAGCGACGGGGCGGCGACCCCGACCTTCGTCAGCGTCGCGGGCCTGCGGGCCCGGACCATCAGCCTGAACGCCAAGACCATCGACGCCACCGACAGCGACAGCGCCGGACGCTGGCGCGAGCTGCTGGCCGGGGCGGGCGTCCGCTCGGTCGCGGTGTCGGGCTCGGGCGTCTTTCGCGACGCCGCCTCCGACGCCCAGGTGCGCCAGAGCTTCTTCGACCAGTCGGCCCGCGCCTGGCGGCTGGTGATCCCCGACTTCGGACAGCTGGAGGGGCCGTTCATCGTCGCGGCCCTGGAATATGCCGGCGAGCACGACGGCGAGGCGGCGTTCGCGATCAGCCTGGCCAGCGCCGGGGCGGTGACGTTCGCGGCGCTGTAGCGCCGCGCGAGGAGACCCTCTCATGCTCACCCCCAATCCCGCGCGCGGCGAGGTCATGGTCATGCTGGCCGGGACCCGGCGGCGGCTGTGCCTGACCCTCGGCGCCCTGGCGCGCATCGAGGCCGTGCTGGGCCTGACCGACTGGTCGAGCCTGCCCGAGCGCCTGGCCAGCCTGTCGGCCGGCCCTCGTCGCGATCCTGG